AGACTAGTTCAGTTCATAAAGAAACTAAAGTAATTGGTATTGAATGTAAAAGCTACCAACATAATAATAAATGCAATGATTGCCGCTTATGTTGGGACAAATCAATTGATAATATTTCTTATAAGTATCATTAAAATGAAATATTACACTACACATAAAACTAAAAAAGATTTGTTTAGCTTTTTAAATTGGCTAACAAATAAAATAAAAGATAAAAAAATACTAATTAAAATAAATGATTATAAAATAATAAAAACAAAAATATATTATAATCTTTATTTGGATTATGTAGAAATAAAAAAAGAGAGGTAATCAATGATCAATCCATTTTGGATTAAATGTAAAGAGTATATTAATAATTATGATATTAATCATAAAATTTTAAAATTATTTGGGTTTTATAATTCTAGTTAGACTCAAGACTTGTGTCCATCATATACTAAAATGAGTACAAATGAATTACGAGAAATTAATATTTATTTTGCTAACTCTAATGTTAATAATGAAAAAAATGATGAATTTACTCATCATTCAATTGCGTTTCAAAGTCACTATGATGAAGACGTAAAAATAAAATATGATTTTGAATGTTTATTTGTAACTCATGATATAAATGAAATTTTTAGTATTTTAAAATCTAATGAAACACTGTTGGATACTTGGTTGAATATTCCAAAAAAGCAGCTCGAAAAAAAATATATAAAAAGAGCTATTGAGCATATTAAAAGCACTTTAGATGTTTATGATTATAAAAATGAATTTGATGATGATTTGAACAAGCTTATAACAAAAATTGCAAAGCATATAAAAAATGGAGATAATGAATGAGTAAAATGTTTCAATTAATGGACCTATTTTTTGTTTTATGGATCTTTATTGTATTAGTGCGCCTATGTACGAAATTGTAATTTATTTCATAGTTGCGTTAATTTTCGTGTATTCAATGGACAATTAACACACCATAAACAAAGCTAAAAAGAGCCGTAGAAATACGGCTTTTTTTTTGGTCTAACATGAACTAAGCAAAACAATTTTGCAAGCTTTAAAGCCTAAATTAAAGCCTCTAAAACAATATACAACTCCACACATTAAACGCCGTTTAAATACTATCATAATTCAAAACATTGACTAAATAACGTTAGATATTTACATGCTTTTTTACATCTCATAACTTGTATTTTTAATCCTATTATACATAATATAAATTATATGAAATTTTTATTTCGATTTATTTTTTGGTCATTTTTTGCGCATTTTTACGCGCTTTTTGGCACTATTTGGTGCTTATTATATTATATGCCCAGGGTTATTATATTATACTGGCGTGGTTATTTTTTTTTCTTCAGCATTCTGTTCCGCCACGCCAACTTGTCACGACTCCACATTCCAATCCAGCATCGATCTAAATTGCAAACTCGTGTGTCTTCATACCACTCAATCACCATGCTACAGCGCAGTCCATCACTAGCCATTAATGCCCATTCGCAGGATTTATCCTTTTTCTCCGATAATGGACATTTTTCAGCGTAAATCACCAATGGTCCTAGGATAAGGAATAAGAAGAATAAGAAGAATAACTCTCTCTCATATATATACAAGCACGTTTTTTTTTCCTCTTCCAAAACAACAAAAGGAATAACTTATTCCTCTTATTCCTCTTATTCCTCTTCTCAGCACAACGACTAATCCTGGAATCCATCTAATTCACTCTCAAGTTTCCTATAGTTTCCGCGAGAAACCTTTATAATTAATCCTTGATTTTCCATTCTTTCTAGCCAATTATAGATACCTGTATTACTATTGATCCCAGCCACCGATTCCAGCGCAGAAGCAAACGCATTGCTACTAAAATTATGACCATCTGTCACAACTGCTTTCAATACTTTTTCTTCTATCGACTCCACTGGATCTGTGTACCAAAACATCTCATTTTTTGGAAGTGGCTTCATGTACTCAAAGTACAATGATCCATCCGTCACATTATGCAACTTGATCCCAACTGGCACACCATGCAGATCGTTCTGACTGCGCACCTTCGTAATCTTCATCACCTTTAATCCAGGCATCCGATTACTACTTGCCAACTGCACAATCCCATCCAAATGATTTGTGTATGCGCTACCACCTAACATATGGCTCACATCCAAAGGACTCGCCTCTCCAAGCTTCTTATGATGACTCACAATAACAATAGCCACATTATGCTTGTTCTTCAAGTTCACCATCTTACGCAGCAAGTCCATCACATCCTGGTTCTTGCTCACATTCTTATTGGTACTAGTGTAGAGATTGTCCACCACCAAGACATCACGAGGCTCAAAGGTTAGGTTGCTATCGATCTGATCCCATTTGTCCGTGAACACATCAATCTGCCCACTACTTAAGATGCTACAGTTCTCTTCAAACAACTTCGCCTCTACTGGATACTGCTCCAATACATGACCTGCGGTTCTCTCAATCAGCACACGAAAGCTCTCATCTTTCAACTCAAACTGCACATGCATTACCTTCCGTGGCTTTGGGATACGAAAATTCATAAACGGCACTCCCATCGCAAGACACGCCGACAACTGCATACTCATCACCGACTTCCCAACATTCGTACCACCTGCCAATCCCATTAGGTCCTTCTCAAACAATAGGTTCTCAATGATTGGTTCTGGCATCTTATGAAATGTCTTCGCAAACTCGCTAGGACTAAACCTGCGCATTCCACCGAGATCTTCAGGCTTATCCCCAAAGCGAACACACGATCCAATCAATTCATCCATCGTATGCCCATCACTGAACCAGTCCGTAATATCGTAGCGGTCCGCCTTATCAACCCACTGCATAATATGCAATTCAACACCAGTGTCAAAAAGCCGTTTAGCTAGTTTTTTTGCGCCTTCCTCGCCTTTTTCATCGTTATCGTACACAATATATACCTTATTATATTGAGACGGCAAGGTTACTTCAGCAGGCAGCGCACCCGCACCAGACGTAAACGTCAGCGCAGGTACGCCATTGCAGTAAGCGGTGATGACATCTTTCTCACCTTCGCAGATGAGCAGGTATTCATTGGAGAGATGCGGAGTCTCAAACACCTTACACTTTGCATCACCGAACTGCGCTCCTTTATGATATTTAACATGATTATCTCTAATCTGGAATACTAATTGTGCGTTCTTTTTATCATCTCTTCGTATTCCGATAGGCATATCAAGGCATCTTTTATTCCAGGGCAACTCTAATTCCTTTACCACCAAATCCCAATGTGCTATAAATTTTTCGCGCGCGTCTGCGTAGCCACTCTTCTCTACTTCTTTACTGGCAACTTTTGGCGTGGTGTTCTCAAGCTTATATTCCACCTTCGGGGTTCGATCTGTCTCTCCAAGAAAATCCCAATGACCAAGGCACTTGTGACAGAATGCATAGTCTGCATTAATCTGTATTGTACCTTGGATACGTTCCGCTTTATCATCGCACTTAGGGCAGTAAGCGCGTGTACCATTGTTTGTTATTTTAGAGAAGACATCATTTGGCGTGATCACAGTTGCCTACGCAAAGAATACAGCGCACAACAATGCCTGAATACCTGCGCACCAACGTCTAGCTTGTCACGGCTAATGACATGCTTATGAAACTTTCCATCTTCTTTACCAAACCGCATAATAACACCATAAGCAATCTTTGCTTTTGGTTGCGCAGCTTCAAACATCATTGTGTATGCACCTAACTGCACCATCATTTCTGGATATGGTCCACCTTTACTGGTCTTCCAGTCCACTAACACTAAATCATCATCAATCTTACCAATGCAATCGACTGTACCACCTGCACGCAACTCTTCGTTCACTAATGCAAATTCATTTTTTAGTGCTTTAAAATTCGCTTTATCAAACCAATTACGAAATCCCATAAATGCTTTTAGTGCCTGCTCTTCCTGGTTTGGTGAATAATCACGTGTATCCACATCAAATCCATCCAAATAACCTTGAATCATCAAATGACATAGCGTACCTATGTGTCCTGCCTCACGCATTACCTCATCCGCATCATCGCCCTGCGCTGTTATTCTTTTTGCCCATGCTATCAGCGTGTTCTTATTCCACCCAAGCTGATTATTGATGATCGTAGTTACACTGGCGGCACGTTTGCCGTCCTTCAGTATGTAGTTTTGACCATGTAGCTTTGTTCTACTCATATTCTCTCCTTATTTTACGTGTTATTTCATCTATGATTAAGTAGCATACTGCAAGTGCTAACATCCAGAAAAACAGTCCTAGACCTAACACCAACAGATTTGCAATCCATTCCGCTATATTAAACATTATCATTTCGACTCCTATTTATTAAATCTTTGCCCACCTGGTCACCATGACCTATTAACTTAATTTGACATAATTTTATTAATGAGTGGGCAAATTCTTTCTGCAACTGCCTGCACAACATCTACTGTAACTGCGTTACCGCATTGCTTATATCTCTGTGTATCGCTCATATCGACTACTTTACCATCTATGACACCTTTACTTGTCCAATTGTCTGGAAAACCTTGCAATCGTTCACATTCTTTTGGTGTGAGTCTTCGTATAGAAGAAACAATTGGTACATGCCCACCACCTTTTCCCATTGCTTCAGTTAAAGCAGTAGAGCAATTTTTCATTAAAGATGCATTTTTTTGCAATCCACCTCGAATCATCACCCCATGTTGATCTTGCTGGGTTGGTGTTAATACTGGTTGAATTGTATGTTGATGTTGTATTGTTTCTAAACTCTGTGCATATCCTTTTGTAACTCTACCACGCCTTGTCGTACTTGTAGGTCTTTCTAAATTAATCGCATCACCTACCTCTGCTTCTGCGTAGCCTTTCTTCGTGGCTTCTTTGACTTGATACGACGGTGTTAAAAAATGCACATCAGATGTATTATGATGTTCTGCTCTTATACAAGGTGTATATTCTATTTTTTCTGATCCTCGAAGCACGGAACGTCTCCGCCAATCTTTAGTGTTGAGCAAATCCCATTTACGTTCTGTGGTTGCCTTTCCCGGAAATCGCTTTTCATTATGCCTTTTACCATCTTCTCCGATAGGAAATACTTTTGATCCACTTCCGTCTCCAATATATCCGACAATGTATATCCGCTCTCTATTTTGGGGTAACCACCAGCGAGTATTAAGTAACTGGAACTCAATGGTATACCCAAGGTTATTAAGAACTCGGTAGACTGTAGCAAATGTTCGTCCATTGTCGTGAGAAAGAAGGCCTTTAACATTTTCGAGTACAAAACAAGAGATTGGCTTTCCAACGTCTCTGTAATGTCTGAGAATCCTTGCGATTTCAAAAAATAAAGTACCTCTGGTGTCATCGAAGCCTTTTCGTTTTCCAGCCAAACTGAATGCTTGGCACGGAAATCCGCCACAAAGGATGTCAATGTAATCTGGTAAATCTCGTTCTGGTTGAATAGTTGTAATGTCACCTAGCTCCTCCGCTTCTTTAAATCTATGTTTATATACTGCGCTTGCGTACTTATCTATTTCGCTAAAGCCTACCCAGTCAAATTTGTAACCTGCCTGCGCAAAGCCTTTATGGAATCCACCAATCCCACTAAATAGATCAAGCATACGCACACCTGACATGGCTGTGTCAACCAGGGCCAACCTAGGATTCATCCTTTAGCTCCACATTTTTGTCAGGTGTACATCTTTGACAAACTTTTCTTTTCTTTTTATATGATGGAAAATTATCATAATACTCAATACGCTTTTGCCATTTTGTTTTTGTCACTTCCCAACAAGTGTTGCAACCAGTACAAAAGTAAATATACTTATCGGCAAGCGTAGCATCTAAATTCTTTTTACCTTTCCTTAACACCTCATTATCAACAGTGCTAGGCTTTATAAAGTAATCATCCATTGCAATCAGCCTTCACCTGCGATGTTATATCACGCTCTCTGTCATTCACATACTTTGCTGCGAAGAATACACTGCTATTCTTGCGTTTTTTCATATGTGCTTTCATATCTTCAATAAACTCTTTATAATTACTTCCCCAGATAATATCATCACTCCACTCACCATTCTCATCATCATAATCAATACTGCCTGCATATTTTATTTTTAAGTCACTCATTAGCTAAACTCAGGAAAGTATTCGTATGAATAGAACCACTTCCTGCCTTTTGTTTGATTGTTTTTGCCTGTACTCAATGCTAAACTAATTGCATGAGTATTTTCGTATGGTACATAGGCAATTATATTCTTTGGCTCATAGTATATTGCAACCACATCTACTCTATTGGTATCTTTATACTTTGTAGTATCCACTTCAATTGCTGTACCTCTACGTAACTTCGTCACACACTTAATTTGCACTCTTTTTATTGCAAAGATTTTTGTTTCTACAATCATATCTACCTGCGTAACATCCACTTCTGGTAGATAGATATTATATCCCTGAGATAACAGATCTTGGCGTATTGCCAATTCGCCTATACGACCTTTCATCATACTATGCATATTGATCTAACGCCTCCATAGGTCTTAACTGGTCTGCCTGTAACGTAAACTTATCACCATAGCCAAGATCCATAATATTATCCTGCGTTAAAAAATCTATGGATGGTATCCATCCTTCCAGTACAAATGTAGGAGATTCATCACGCACTAATATAAATACGTCACAATCTGTATGTTTCTTTTTCAATTTGGCTTGCAGGTAGCCACTGGTAAACTTTGTGGTCTTTACATCCACTCTCAAGTTATTATATATTAAATCGTAACCGCTATAATGAGGACCTATCACCATGTCGGGATAGGTGTTATATTTCTTACAGACGGCTAATTCACCGCTAACACCGCGTAGATCTATTTCTAAACTACGTGGTCCGCTGGAGATCATTCCATTGACTTGGTTCTGATCCATTTTTGCTTTCGCTAATGCTTTCGCCAGTCTTAATTCCATTTTGTTTAGTATTATTTGCATGTGGATGTTCCTTTTCCATTGCAGCATACAAAACCATATAATTAACTACGTCTAAACATCTTTGGTATGTGGTTTCATCGCTGTGTGTTTTACCTGTTTTTGCATCGTTGCATATCGCATCGACATGTTTTAAGACATATACCATTAGTGCCTGCTTTGCAGTAATTCCAAGCCGTTCCGCAACATGCTTAAAATTATAAAATTTATCTTCATTACTAATGGTGTACTCAATAGACTTGTTATCACTAATCTGTGAGGCTTCCGCAAACATGTCCTCTCTGAACTTATTATATTCTTCGTATATCATTCGCTCTCCCAGTCAATAAGATCTCGTAAACTATCTATGGTAACTTGCAAGCTTGCAACTTCTGCATCCATCGCAACCAATGCACTTTCTAAAGAAATATATTTCTTTTTATATTTTTCGATTACTTCTTGCTGATACGCATTCCAGCAAAACTCTTGCTCTTCTACTTCTTCTATGTTTGTAAATAAACTCATACTGCCTCTCTTTTTTTTGTTTTGTTATCTATGTTTCTTAACACCTCATCACATACTTCTAACGCTATATCCATACGTTGATCTTCATTAGCTAATGTTTTTCTTAACACTTTCTCTATCGCATCACCTACTGTCTCTACTAAAGCTGCGCGTGGACTTGGTTTCATTGGATGTGGCATTCTCTCTCCTGGTTAAAGTGAAGCGGAATCACGACTATCACGATCTTTAGACACGCCATTTTCTTGGTTATGGGTTTCTACGATTCCGCTTTTAAATAAGTTCTTCATCCATTCATGCTTTACGATCCATAGCCAAGGCTTACGATCCTGTCGAACCATAACTACATCTGCATTCCTAAATGATAAAAAATCTGCAATCTTTTTTCTGCGCTTTACCTGCACTAAAATTGTAAGGTCACCTTTGGTAGCCTTAACATCTATATCGCTCTTCTCTCCAAAGCTACGACCATCACTGCCCCATGATCGTTCGGCAATGAAGCCGAGGTCGCGGAGCAACTCAACGACCTCAACTTCACCTTGGTAGCCTTTACGTGATGCTTTAGAAGGCATTAAAACGGCAGCTCTTCTTCATCTTCAGCAGTAGGTGTAACATCAAACACTTTCTCAGGTTCATATGTCTCTTTAAAAGACTTGAACATCTTCTCTGCTTCCTTGTTTAATGGTGCTTTAGGACATGGAGTTACTGTATATGTAGTATCCATTCCATCACCATTTTTAGTGACAATCACGTCATAGTCTCTAAGGTTTCCCCATTCACTATTGCGATCTAACTCTGTAAGTTGCTTCTGGACAGTACTCTGTGTAATGTCGAGAACCTTGACTGAACTAGCACTATAAACTGGAAGTTGCCAAAAGTGCTTTGGCTTTTCTCCTGCTGGTGCATCACCTGCTTTTTTGATCCTAACTGGCGTTTTATCATCTTGCCAATATTGATAACCTAATGTTGGTCTATCCAATATTCGGAATCTGTTTTCGCCTTTGACAAATTTCATAAAGCTACTTTCACCTGCGCTTGGCACGCTATAAGTCGCTTCTAAGAGTCCACTCATCTTTACTCCTTTATTGTATTATAGTTATAACCTTTGCGATCAATGAGAGCAATAACAGATTTATACGTTTCTTCATCTATCGTTGCCTTTACACCAATATCTGACTTCCAGACTTTTCGCGCTCCAGGTATGTATGTTTTGGATTTACCCAAAATTTTACGCACTTTCTGTGCAAATTGTACTCTTTCTTCTTTATCTTCTATATGAATAGTTAGGAACATGGACAGCACCTAATGGCGAAAAGAGAGAGAGAGAGTAGGTGTGGAAACGCCACTTCAAACAGCACTGTCCAAATAAGAAATAAATTTAATAAGGCCATGTGATAAAATCCATCTTTAGACCTAAAACACGAGCGATACGAACCTTATGCTCGTGGCGAAACTTACGTTTACCTCGCATCATTAGTGAAAGCATAGATTTATCTAGAGCGATTTCGCGCGCTAATTGGTTCTGACTAAAACCACACTCTCTCATATGTTGTTGTAAAGGCTTCATAAGTGTTGACAGATATTAAACCAGTTGTCAACACCATGCAAGTGTTATTTATATATTAAAATTCTTCTTCGATTCTAGTGCCTACAGTATATACGTCAGGTGCTACCTGTTGCATATCTAGGCTATTTTGTGCAAATCGAGCAAACAAATGTTCTGACTCTGCGTTAGATCCAGTAGATGTATTGTCAATACTAAATATAAATGGTCTACTCGGACCATCTACCATATTCCACACATCAGAAACCACACTATCATTGCCATGCTGATAAGATGGATATTCACTTGGTAGTAAGTCTGAATCCTGTAAGTAACTATACGTTAAATCATATGCCTGCCTACCACCATATACATTCTGCCCATATGTTCCAAGAGCAAATGGACTTTTAGAGGTACTCGATGCAGTTCTTCCAAAACTAGTTGCAGTAGCATAACGCTGTCCACCTGCGGACTCAGCTACATTGACCTTATCATAAATAA